AACCGACCTGCACAGCCAGCCCCGTGAATGCGGTTGTCAGGTTGTCGATTCCGTCACCGAGTTGTGCGGCAGACTGTGCAACCTCAGTGCTCATGTACGCGCCGAATTCGCGGCCCTGTTCCTGAAGGGCTTCAATGCCCTGCCCGCCTTGTTGCAGCAATGGCAGCAACTCACCGGCCCCCTTGCCGAATATCTCCATCGCAGCCGCGGCCCGCTCTGATGGGTCTTCGATTCCCGCGATTGCATCCGCAAAAATCTTAAACTGCTGTTCTGGATTCGCTGCCAGAATCTGAGTGGCTGAAATGCCCAACGCCTGCAACTTCTTCGCGGCTTCATCAGATCCGCCGCGCAGGTCGCCCATGAACTTGGCCATCTTCATGAGGCCACCTTGCACGGCCTCAATACTGGTATCGCTCAGCTTCGCGGCGTAACTCAACGTGCTCAGTGCCTCGACAGCAACGCCTGTTCGCTGTGCCATGTCGTCGAAGGCGGAACCAACCTGGACGAACCTCGCAACACTTGCAGCGGCGAAGGCGGTAGCAGCAGACGCAAAGGCGGTCAGGTATCCCTCAGCCTGTTTCAGGCCGGTCGCCATGCCCTGCGAATTGGCCACCAGATTCACAACCAGATCACCGAGGCTCTCCATCGTTTGCCCTTATCGCTGCTAAGGCTCTGTAATCCGGCCCGTCGTCACCTGTCGGCAGATAATCCGTCAACGCCTGTACCGTGTCGCTGAACCATTCAGACGTGGCATTCTCTGCCGTCATCTGGCAGGCCATCAGATTAGCCGTGCTGATTGCCTGCCTGAGATCGGCACGACGTTCACCCCATGGCGCTGCTACGTACATGGCTAATTGAACCTGCCACTGAAACGGCGTATGTTCTTCCCTCAGATTCCACCAATCAAACCTACCGAGACTTCGCGCGAACTCCGCCGCAAACTTCGCTTCGAAGTCTCGCCTCAGTTTTTTGTCAGGGCTTCCCCATCCACCGGCTTGCTGAGTTTTTCCATCGCTCGCATGATCGCATTCAGCAGCCCCGGCGTAACCTGATCTTCGGCGTCCGCCTTCACGCGTGCGGCCAACTGTTCTGGCGTTTCGTCTGACGTTTCTTTGTACGCTCTGATCCCGTGTTCATCAACCAGACAATACGCCAGACTCAACCACGTTTTTGCGTTCGCGTCAGTCAGTGCGGCAACCGTGTTGATTTGTCTGAACGTCAATTCCTGAACGTGTAAACCTGTGTCACCAACTGGCAACGACTGCCGCCGCTTCAACCTGTCAAAGATGCTCATATTTCTTCGCCTTCAATTTTCGCTTTCGCCGCGTGGTATTCGTCCCACTTCGGCCCCGGCTTGTACGTGAGGTCCGCATTGTACCCAAGAATCACGCCAGCACGATACAAATCGCGGTCGCCTTTGTTGTTGATCCCGAGATTGTTCATCTCGTATTCGACTCGCAACACATCAATCTGTTGCTGAGTCATGTTCAACGCTTTGGCGCATTCGTCGTCTGCTGGTGCCGCCTGTCCGGTCCTGCATAGCTGCAACGCTATCGGCCCCTCGAACACAGTTCCCGCCGCGTACACGGCAACGCTCACGGGCTTCCCGGCAACATCTTTGCCGGGAACCCATGACACCAACGATTGCAGTTCTGGCGTAACTTGTGACACGTCGCAGAACTGCTGAAGATGCAGTCTGGCCTTCATCAGGTGACAGCCCCGGTCGTTTCAATCGTGAATGAACCTCGCAGCACGTCCGCAGGCGACACGCTGCGGTCAAACCCGAGACCGAGACCAGCATAGACCTCGCTCGTCGGTGTCGCGTCAGCATAGGTCACTTTGAAATTGTTCGTCCCGGCTGCTCGAACCTTCGTGATGAACGCGGTGTGAACCGTGTCATCCGGATCATACAGGCACTCACCGCTGATCGTGGCGTTGTCAACGTAGCCGGTATTGGCTTTAGTCTTCGACGCTCCGCCGTCCAGCGTCGTGGTGTCAACTGTTTCAGCCTTTTCGCCTGAAATGCTCAGGCTGGTAATCTGTGGGAAGGCTGTGTAAACGCTCGTGATTTCCATCAGAAGCGCGGTGCCTTTACTTGGAACTTTGTTGGCCATCTCTCAACCCTTTCCGGTTGCTATTAACAAACGTCGTTCAGCAGCGGCTGCACGTGTTCTCGCCATCTGCTTTTCGATTTTCTTCGCCCGTGCTTCCAGATATCGACCGCCTGCCCGTTGCATGACAGACCGAACCTCACTCAGTGATTTCCTTGCAGCGGCTGCCGCCAGTCCCGGCTGTTGTGCTGGCATGACACCCGTTCGCATTGCGCCCTGTTGTTGTCTGCGAATGCTCGATGCTCGCCGTTGTCTCAGACTCAGCGGTTTACCAGATGCTGACCTGCCCTGATCTCCGTATCGCCATCGCTCGCCTGTGCCAGTGATATACCAGTGAACATTTCGCGGCCCGATTCCGATGCCGCCTTTCGATGTTCGCTTGCGAGTGAACGGAACCTTGCTGGCGTTCTTTCCAACATTGAAACCGACCTTCGCACGCGTGACGTTCTGCCGGTAAATGGTAACGCGATTGCCAACCGCTTTTCCAGCCTCTTTCACTTTTGGATCGAGGTCGCGCTGCATCTGTTTGCCAATCACGTTCAGACCGGCTTTCAAAACAATCTGTGCTAACCGCCGCCCGCCCTTCGTGGCCAGCCCGTTCAATTCCGAAACCAGAATCTCCACGCCGTCGATAGTGATTGCCGCTTTCATGGCTTCACCTCGACACGACAGGAAACGCTGGCAACGAATGAACGGTCCTGATGCAGCATGTCACGTTCCAGGATTGGGGCCTGTGTGCTGCTCACTTCCCAAACTCTCACGCGCCAGTCTGCTGTCACGTAATTCAACAGCCGCAATTCAATCTGCCTCTTCAGCAGCTTTAGTTGCTCGATTTCGTCCTGTGTTGTCGTGTCCAGTTTCTTTCGAATCCAGACGCGGATAATGTGGCTCGTGTTGTCTTGCAGGTCAATCGTTTCTGCCAGTTGCTCTTCCGACTCCTGGCAAATATCAACCCTCATTTGCCTGAGTTCCTGCAGGTCTTCCGTGATTTCTTCCCGCACTTCTGCCCGTACTTCAAGAGCGTAATCCTCACCGCTGTTGATTCGGTTTCGGATCGCTTCACAGGCTTCAGTTGACTGGCTAACTGTCGGCATGAATCAAACCTGTTTTGTGTGAATCCGGGTCATCGTCGGCGTGATTTGTCGATACACCTTATCACCTGTTGTCGGTGTGACCTCGTACCGATTGCCACCGCAAAAGATCCTGTCGCCTGTTTGCGGAACCGCATAGGGTAGGCTCGAAGTCAGACCGATGAAATCCACCGGCCTGACCTCGACAACTTGCCCAACGCCTGTGTCCATGTACTGCGGGGCCAGACTGCTACGGCGTAGCGTGACGACGGCTGAAGATGCCCCTCTCAGGTACGTGCAAGACTCACCAGCGAATGCCAAGAGTGATTCGGTAGCTTGCGTGACAGCATCTTCAAAGCCGGTCGCCATTTGTTAGCCTTATCGTGCGTCAGGAACCAGTGCGGCCTGTGCTGCGCCCAACTTTGTCAGGCCAGTCACAATCCAGAAACCGGACTTCGTGTAGACACAGGTGTAGAGGGCTTCAGCCGTCAACGCCAGTTCGTTCGTGGCTCCGACAGTCACTTCGTTCACCTTGTCAGCGGCCACTGCTGAAATCAACTCGCAGCCTGTGGTGCCCACAAGAATCCGCAACACCTGACCAACGTAACCGGCTGGCAGACTAATCTGCTTGTCGGCACTGTCGCTGGTTACAGTGACGTAGGACGCGCCCGCCGGAATCAGTCCCGTGGTCGCTCCGCCCGTGGTTGCTGTCACGCTGACAGCCCGATTCGGATACGGGGCATTCAGCAGCACCTGCCCGAGGTTGTCACCGCTTGCAGCGGTCTTCGTGCAGACGCCCATGTAGATTCCCGGCCCGGTCTGATTCGCCGCACCGGTCCCAGCGTCTCCGCTGTCAGGGTTTCCGGTTGCGTCCCAATACACAGGCTGACCGAGAACCCAGGCCCCGGTCGTCTTCGGGACATCGTACAGCCCCTCAATGCTGACCGATCCCTTTTCGCTCGCTGCCAGATCGGTCGCTGTAATGCCGACGATACCAGCCTGAACAATGACATCTCCACCGGTGACAGCAGAACCTGGCGTGTAATCCAGTGCATCGTCACCACTCACCAAAAACGCCGGAACCTGTGCCATTTGTATCATCTCCAAATTGGATGTTTTCAGAAAAGGCCCGGCGACGATTGTCGCCGGGTGAATGAACCGTCAGGCGACTATGCAGCGCCCTTCGACTTGACGCCTGCCAGGTATTCGGACTGCGAACAGCCGAAGTCGTGGTAGCCGCGGAACTGGATGCCCAACGTGTTGAAATCGGCGTCAGCAGATTCAACGGTTGGCGAACGCTGGCCATTCAGGAACGAAGTCACAACCGGCTTCAGCGTGTCGCCAAACAGGTACCAGGCTGTCGGACTGTAGCCGCCACCATAGGCCGAGTCAGACAGTTCAGACGCAACAACAACGCGATACTTGCCAGCGTGAATGTTCGCGTCAGCGGCCTTCACAGCGTTCAGGTTGCGTGCGACGTACAGGGCTTCGGCAACGGCTTCCAGTTCCGGCGGAACCAGCAGCTTTGTTGCACGGCCACCCAGCGTCATCTGGCTGGATGCTTCAGCACCGTTGACCAGTGGCGACTTCCGCTGACGGAATGCCTTCACACCAGCACTCAGGCCAACGCCATCGGTCCCGAGGTTGGTCGTGCTGCCCTCAATGTAGTTCGTCCGGGCAGTCGTCCAGAACGTGGTGTGATTCGCCAGAAAGGTCGTCCACACCAAACGATTCAGGCGACGTGCTGCACCGCGTCCGAGACGTACACGCAGATCATCGAATGCCCCGAGGTCATCGTTGATGATGTCGCGACGGGTCAGGCTGAACATCTTCGCGTAGGTGTCAGCAGACCGCGTGTAAGACTCTTCACCGATTTTGCCGTGCTTGATGAGTCCGCCCGGCCCGAGTTCCTCGTATTCCATGTCATCGAGCAAACGATAACTGGTGTGGGTCTTGAAGTCGGCAACGCTCTTCACGTCGCTGATTTCTTCCCAGTTGTTGTCCTCTTCTTCGAACCCGGCCAACAGTTCTTTGTTGGCCAGATTGCTGAAGATGCCCGGAAGGCTGACCGTGCTGAATGCAGCCTGGAGATTCTGACCGCTCGCATATTGCAGGGCCTCTCTCAGATTGCCGTCATGCAATCGGCTGCCGACATGGATCGGCATTCCGTTCGCAGCAGCGGCCTGAATGATAACCTGCTGAAGACCAACACGGCCACGATACTGACTGTGTGCGGCCTGCAATTCGGAGTCGGTGAAATGCTTCTCGACGTTGTGCCCACGTGCGATAGACAAGGCGGCTTGCAGGATTCGGGTCTGATCCCCGTTGCCCTGTGCAGCACTGAACGAAGTCGGTCGCGTCCGTTCGGTCGCAACACGTCGCTTCAGTGCTTCCAGTTCAGTCTTCTCAGCACTCCAGCCCTGCTCAATGGCAGTCGCTGCAATGTCGTGATGTCCACCGGCAGCGGCGTTGATCGCAGCAACCCGGCGATGCTCCACGGCCATCTGCTGACGCATACTTGCCACGAGGTCAACGTGTGCAGCGGCTGCGGCTGTGGTTGGTGCAACAGCGGCCACAGGCTCCGGCTTTTTGTCCGGCATGTTGTCCGCAGCCGCAACTTTCATCTTTGCAGCGTAGGCGTCCTGCAACGCAGCCTGCTGTTCTGGATTCAGCGTAGCCGCATCCATTCCAATACTCTTTACCCAATCTTCAAACGACATAACCAGCCCTTTCGATGCTGCGGCTGCGGATGCAGCCAAATTAACTGACGTGCTCGAATCCGCACCAAGCGGCAGTATCGAGGTCTCTTTCAACACACTTTTCACAGCCAACACAAACGGCCCGGAAATGTCCTGACCGTTGACGTTCACTGTTTGCCCTTCGGGGATTTCCACAGACTCCAGCACGCGTGCCCCGATTGACGCCTGCCATGTTTGCCCGGCTGCATCCTGTGCGAGAACCGTCTGAACCAATGGCGACACTCCCGTGACCAATCCGGCCAGCGTCAGCGTCTCGCCTGTGTTCGCGATTGCATCAGTGATCCCTAGTGTTGCTTCGACTTCTTTGCGGTGGTCAATCAGAATCGGAATCTGATTCGGCGTCTCCAGTCCTCGCAGATCCACGACAACCGGATACTCAAATCCATCGACCGGCAGCAGTCCGCCGTTGTACGCCTCAATCCTGAACCGTCGCGGCCTGTTGCCATCAGCGGCTTGCAGGTGCAGCTTGTTTGTTAGGCTGATGATTTTCACTTCGCCACCTCACGAGCGTTTTTCAGTTGCTCAAACTTCGACTGCGCCCACGACTTGCCAGCGTCACCGCCCCACAAGGCCCAGGCGATTCGCCCGTTAGATGGGAACCCGTCTTCGCCAGGCGAAAACCCCTTGCCCTTTTTGTCCACTTCATGACGACTGAAAAACGAAACCATTCGGCTAACTGTCTCAGGCGACAGATTTTTCCCGTTGGCTATGTCTCGTGCTCGCGCAACACCAACAGCGGTCCCGCCGCGGTTGTGTTCGTCACGCCATGCCAGCCCTCGCTTCGCCTCTTCGATCATCCCGGCAGACGGCTTCAGGTCCACGTCAGACAATGCAGCGGCAACGTCGAAGTCGGCTTCAGCGTCAACCTGTTCAATCTCATCATCAGACACACCGTTGCCCAGTGCGTCGTCAATCAAAGCCTTCGACCTCTCAGGACTCAGGCCGATACTTTGCAGAGTTTGATCGGCCATCACTTCGGACATTTCGCCGACCGTCAACGCGTCCAGGGTTTTCCGGATTCGCTTTTGATTGTTCGTGAATGCCCGCTGTCCGAGTGTGGTGTATTCGCCAGCCGCCGCGGTTGGTGGTTGCTGGCCTGTTGCTGGTGCTGATGGTGATGCAGGTCCACCACCGGGAATAGCGGGGGCCATCGGGATTCCGAATGTCTTGCTGAAAACCGCCCGGCGATATTCCTCAATCGACACACCAAAATCAGCAGCGGCCCGGACGGATTCCAGATCCCAGTCCTTCCCGCGTCGTGCGTGTTCTTCAGTCGGTGTCGATAGCCCAGCGGCCAGTCGAATCTCAGCGGCCTGAGCACTTTCGACCTGATCCAGTTCCGGCAATGGCGGCCAGTGCCAGCGGTGTTCAATGTCTGCAATCGCCGGAAGGCCGTTCAACAGCCCCGGAACGAAAACAGCAGATTCCAGAAACCACTGCCACAACCGCTCTACAATGTCCATCTGAATGCGGTTCTGTTCGACCTGAACCTCAGGCTCCCAGACGTTTTTCATGTCGCCTTTGAATGACGAAAAATTCGCGTCTTTTCCAGTGCCAGCCGCCAGCGTGTAGGGCATGTTCGTGCAACGACAAAACGACATCAACGCCTGTCGTTGAAACATCTCGTACAATGGCCCCGGCTGCTTTGGCTCCACCTGCCCGATTTCCCAGCCTGCCGGCAGCGTGGTCAGCATATTCCGCGTCAGTTCAATCTCAGCAAAGTCTGCCGGACTGTCTGCCGGATCAATCGCTGGTGAATTGCTCTTCAGGTACATGGCAAAGTTTGCCGCCGTTTCAGCAGAAAACAGTGTAGCCAGTTCTTGCCGTCGCATGATTGGCAGCGTTTGCAGTGCCGGTGTCGCTCGCGGAATACCTCGCGTTTGTCCCGGTCGCTCTGCTCGGTACAGGTGGCACACCTCACGCGCCGCATACCACTGGCCCTGAAGTGTGCTGACAGGCGTATTCAGTCCAGGGTGATGGTCGTAAACGTA